CTCATTTTGAATCCTGTTCATGCGTTGTCTCAAATCCAAAGTAGCGTACACGCCTCTGATTCGTTCCAAGTCCCCTAACACACCCTGCCACCAACTTAACGCTTTCTTTGAGCCAATCGTCAACTTCTTGGCTTGGTAGCGTCTGAGCCACTCTTGGGCTTCGCAGTCCATGAAGTGTTCCAATTCTTCGGGTGTCATTTTCTTTGGTGTTCCAATCAAAAGTCATTTAATTTTCTCCATACTGCTGCGACCACTTGCGGAACTTGTCCGTTGCCAATGGCTTTAAGTCTGTCCACTCTTGCGGCCACCCCATCAGCCACTCGACCCACTCGGGGTTCAACGGCCCACCAACCTGAGCCGCTAGGGGTATCTCGTTCCTGGCGTATTCCGCAGGGCTTCCCCCGTCTTTGTACATCCTGGCTACTGGTGTGGGCCAAAGTCTCGGATTGTTCACTTGATCGACCAATCTGATTTGGATGGGCTGACCATTTTTTCGATGATTCTGGCCTTGTTTGAGAAGTCCAGATGTCCCCCCCCCCCCGTGTCTGGAGTGCGCCACAATCCACGTTCTATCCCTTTGGTGGGGCGCTCCGACCTCGTTTGCTCCCATAACAGTCCACCTCGTGTCATACCCGAGGCAGGAAAGGTCTCCAAGCACTCGCCCGATTCCTCGATGAATGAGCATTGGGCTGTTTTCCACGAATACGAATCTGGGTCGAACTTCGCTAACCACCCTCGCCATGTGATACCACATTGAGGAACTTTCTCCATCAAGTCCTGCGCCTCGCCCTGCAATGCTAATGTCTTGGCAAGGAAATCCTCCCGATACGACATCAACAATTCCTCGCCACGGGTTTCCGTCAAAGGTTTGTACGTCATCCCAAATCGGGAAAGGCGGGAGAAGCCCGTCATTTTGTCGGGCGCACAATACGCTTGCTGGGTATTGCTCCCATTCGACAGCACAGACTGTTCGCCATCCAAGAAGTTTTCCTCCAAGGATGCCGCCGCCAGCTCCTGCGAACAGAGCGAGTTCATTAAGGCTTTGCTTATCAGCCATGACATTAAAAAATCTCTTTATCGTCATACCATTGCGCCACAGTCTTGACTTTTAAGTCTGGCAACTTAGCGGCTCTAGGTTTTGCATCAGAGTGCCATTGATGAAATGAGCATTTAGGCTTGTCAATCTTGACTGACCACCAATTTGTGCAACCAGGCACAGAGCAAAGGTTTGTGTCAAAAGTAGACTCAACTTGATGATTCTTGAAATTAGTTAGCGCCATGATATTTTCCCTCTACGATTTTTGCAAAATTGCTTGGTTTTAAAATCCACTCTAAATCCGCAGTAAAAGCCCGACCATCTTTGCTGTTGACTTTGCCTGTCAAAAACTTAGATGTACCAATGTGCTGAAAGAAGTCGCCAAACCAAGTCAGGATGTCGTCAGCCACAATATTCTTTTCCTTTGCCAACTCCAAAGCCACTTCACGCCAACGCTGTCTGAGATAGCCCTGTCTAGCAGTATTCCAAACTTCGACTTTTCGCAGGGTAGGTAGATACTTGTGATACATATCAATGACTGACTGATGTTCACATTTTGGAATTTTTGGATCGTCAAGTTCACCGCTAGGTGGACATATATATTTATCTGTCTCTCTCTCTGTCTCTGTCTCTGTCTCTGGGATAGCAGTTTGCTTGCTTTCTGCTAGCACGATGCTAGCAACAACAAAAAAATTGTTATCAATCAAAGGCTTAACACCATCTTGGTATTCTTTGGGTGTGATGTGCAATCGAAAGACAAGCTCATCTAGTGAGCCATCAAAAACACCATCTTTAGATTCACTTGCTAGCAACCAAAGTAATGGTGCTATCGCCTTGCTAGCAATAGGCAAGCGCATGAATTTTCTATCGTTTAACAGATCACGATGGAGTTTTATCCAAGGTGGGCAGCGGTCTTTGTAATGTTGAAAGACGGCCCAATTTTTGGGTTTTAGTAACATATATTTCTGCACTCAAAGCACCCCAAAAAGAAACAATGGAAGGCGGGGTGCAGTTCGCTTTTCGCTTGGCTCATGACTTCCAAGCTATCCATGTTTCAAACAATCTTACTCTAAAAATCATTTAAGCCACTAATTCTTTTTTTACAGGAATAGCTGAACCTCTACGATAGTTGCATTTGCGACAAACAGGAACAACATCCAAAGGTTTGTTGTAATCCCTGTGGTCATAGCACTCACCTGGTCTTCCGCAATCCACACAAGTAAGAGTTTTTACTGGCGGAAGGATGCCTTTTCTAACTGCTTTTTGCACAGCATTTATTGCTTTAGTTGCACCCAAAATTGCCCCGTATGAGCCATAACATGACCAACATTTTTTTGCTCTAGAGTCACGACCCGTTATTTCTCCATTGCAAATTCTGCAAATAGGCGTCATTTTTTTACACTGCCTTTTAAAAATATTTTTGGGTAAGCCAATTTGACTGCTGGTGGAATACCTCTTGTCATCCAGTTGTGAACTCTTTGCTTGGAAGCAAAGCCTAGTTTTTTAGCAAGCGCAGAAGCACCGCCAAGTTTTGCAATTAAATCTTTATCAGATTGAAGTTGTTGTTCTTTGTTCATGGTTGCATCTTAGCAACAATTTGCAAGAAGTCAACAATTTGTGAATTTATTTCAAACAAGGTGTTGACTTTGGTTAAATTTAGCTGATAATACACCCATGCCCTAGCACATCGCATGGGGTCTTTTTAGGAAACCAAATGATTGACTACAAACTCAGATACCACTTTGACGATCTCATCACTCACAATGATGGAGACAGTTTCGACAAAGTAACAGTCGGCTACGACTACTATCCAGCAGAAAACAATCTGCCCTACGACCACAACACAGCAGAAATTTACGATGTGTTTGTGTACGACCAACAGGGTAATGACATCACCTACGACATGCCCAAAGACCAATCAGACTACATCATGGATGAAGTCAAAACCCACCACGCTCGTATGCTGAAAGAACAAAATGAAATCTAAGATTATTCAAACCATTGTTGAGTGCTTTTTGGCCATCGTCATCTTTGGCGGTTGGGGTGTTTTACTTGCTTGGAGAGGCTAAATGACAGTCGCTAATTTACTGACGTTAAACGTCAACGAACACACAGAGAAAAAAGCCAATTTGACTTATCTGTCATGGGCTTGGGCATGGGCTGAAGCTCTTAAAGCAGACCCTAAAGCTACTTTTGTAGTAAATATGTTCGGTGAAAAATGTTTCATGGACATCAACGGCACAGCAATGGTCTGGGTCACAGTTACCATGTTTGACAAGCCAATGACTTGCCAGTTGCCCGTTATGGATCACCGCAACAAAGCCATCGTCAATCCTGATGCTTTCCAAGTTAATACCGCAATCATGCGTTGCATGACCAAAGCACTTAGCTTGCACGGCCTTGGGTTATACATCTACGCAGGTGAAGACTTGCCCGCTTTCATAGAGCCTGAGTCAACCATTGAAGCTGACACCATGACAGACTTGTTCTTGGCCATCGACAACGCCACCACACAAGATGAACTCAAGATTGCCTACAAAGTCGCTTATGCGGCCTGTGATGGCGATAAAGCCTGGCAGATGAAAGTTATCGCTGCCAAAGACAAAGCCAAGGCAAAACTTTAATGTGGCGCAAAAGGGAAATTATGATCCATACAGATGAAGATGATGAGTTTGAGCGCATCGAGCGTGAAAACAAAATGAAAGGTCAACCCTACCATTGGGAAGCCAATGCCATCAAAGCCGCTGTGCTTATTGAACGTGAGGCGTGTGCAAAACTTTGTGAAGAACTGTCACAAGAAATGCCGCCAGTTGGAGAGTTTGCGGCAAAAGCGTGTGCAAAGTTTATAAGGGGAAAAGCATGATTATCAAACGTGCAATAGCCGTAGAGAGCTTGACCAAGGTTTGCGAGGAAAGTTTAAACCTAATCAAGCAATTGATTGACGCTGACCACGCTGTTTATGGCAAAGGCTTTGAGGATGGCATGGCGGCACAAGCCAAAGTTCAGCAAACATTAAGACCTTGGGTTGACTTAACCAATGAGGAACTAACAGATTTGTTTTATAACAAAAACTTAGGCCAAGAAAGTGCAGTTGGTCAGGCAGTTGCTTTATTAAAGGAGAAAAACCAATGATTGAACTTATGGAACAGGGATCGGATGCCTGGTTTAACATCCGCATCGGAAAAGTTACCGCAAGTCGTGTTGCTGATGTGCTTGCCAAAACTAAGACAGGCTACTCTACTACCCGTGATAACTACATGGCGCAATTAGTCTGTGAACGCTTAACAGGCCAAAAAGGTGAGAGTTTCACAAACGCTGCCATGCAACACGGCACAGAAACAGAGCCACTTGCTAGAGCCGCCTACGAATCCCGTTATGACGTTTTAGTTGATGAGGTGGGGTTTGTACCTCACCCATCAATAATCATGGCGGGTGCGTCTCCTGATGGCCTTGTTGGGGAGGATGGCTTGATTGAGATCAAATGCCCCAATACTGCGACACATATTGAGACTTTATTGTCTGAGAGTGTGCCGAATAAATACTATACCCAGATGCAGTTTCAAATAGCTTGCACAGGGCGTAAATGGTGCGATTTTGTCAGCTTTGACAATCGCCTACCAACCGAACTTCAAATGTTTGTGAAACGTGTCCCAAGGGATGATATGTATATCAGACTGATTGAAGATGAAATCGTCAAATTCTTGAACGAACTTGATATCAAAATTGCTCAACTAATGAAAGTCAAAAATGTCTAAAGTCTACGAAATTACTATTGTTTCAGGTAAGTACACCAACAAAGATGGTCAGGAAAAATCCCGCTATCAAACCATCGGCTCGGTCATTGAGACTAAAAACGGCTTGATGTTGAAACTTGACAGCATCCCTCTGCCTGATGGTGGATGGAACGGCTGGGCATATATGAACACCCCTAAGCCTAGAGAAGAATTCAAAGGCTTACCCATTGATGACGCACCATTCTGAGGAAAAGTCATGGACTATGTGAAATTTTTTGACAGAATATTTCCTGAGTTCCCACGGGTCAGGGCAACCGACCCCGTGACTTCCTATGAGGCAGCCGACTCAATCAAGAAAATAGCCAATCAGCATCACAACATCATCTTGGAGTGCTTGCAAAAGCATGGGCCGCTGGGCAAAGATGGCATTTCAAGCCGCACCGATCTTGACGGCAATCAGGTCGCCAGGCGTTTAAATGAGATGAAAGTCCTTGGGCTTATCACTTTAACGGGTGAAAAAGTGACATCAAATTCAGGTCGAAAAGAACGTGAGTGGCAAGCAATTGTCACAAATTAAGCCTAGTATTTCATGGCAACAATCGGTTGCGTTAACGGGGAATACTATGAAATTCGAGATGGAATTTGGTTGGGCAGGAAATGAGAGCGTTATCATCACGACCTTTGATTTTGACAAGATCGCTATTTTGCAAGCCTTCATCAATCATTGCGAGGAGACAGGCTGGGTCGATGAAGATGCTGACGAAATTGAACTCGAACTTGATACCGAAGAAGAAGAAGCAGCAGAGTAATTAAGTGGGGCTTACTTGGCTAACAGGTAAAGCCCCACATTTCCTATTGCATAGCCGCCATATACAATTGCCATAGCAGGATTTCCCTTGAATAACTGTTCAACAGCAATATAGGCATAAATTGCCCCCACAAGGGCGATTAACGTAGCACTCATATTGTTTTACCTTAAACTGTTCTTATAAGGTCTAAAAGGCACTCACGTCAATGACCTCACCCCTAAACTGGATGTGATCCTCAGAGAAGGCATGGACAAGTTCAGGCCAAAGCAATTCACCATTAAAAAAGGTCAGCACCGCAAAGCCTGACCTATGATTTGTTGGATTAAGTTCAGCATATGTGAACTGTGGGCCATCAGGCTCGGCCAATGTGCCTGTGTCAGTCCCAAAACGAATTCCTCGATAGTCACTAAAGGGCGTTACTTTGAGGCTGTGCAAATGGCCTGTAACAATGTTTACGCCCGAATTTACAGTATTGTTGTGGGTAGCGTGAACACCGCCCTTGTATCGGTGCTTAACAATTGTGTTACTTGTTGGCCAGCACACCCAACAGAACTCCCAATCGGGGATGTGGTCAGTAATCTTAAATCCAAGAACATCTTTGTATTGTGGGGCGTGTTGTGCCAGGCGATTAGCAAATCGTGCGTCATGGTTTCCCCATGTATGTATCAATCTGACATTGTGGCGTTCTGCCTTGGCACGTTCCTCAATCTCACCCAAAGCAGCCTTACAAGCATTTAATTCTTGAATGACAGTAGTAGGGGCTTCATCAGTTACGTCATGGCGGCTTATGGATGCGCCATCGAAGCTATCCCCATTAGCAATAACGGCTGAAGGCTTGAGAGTTTCAATTGCCCATAAAAGACCTTTAAAGGCTGTCGAACGTTCTGTAGGAATGAAGTGAGCATCCGAGAAAACAATAACAGTACCATCAAGAATTCCTAGATCAATTTGTTTAAGCGGTGAATATGAGGCTTGCCTTGGGTCGTAATAACTGCTTCTTGGGTCAGCACTAAACAATTTAATGTTGTAAAGAGTTTCAAGATTGCGTCTGCGGTTTTGAATGTTACGAACTGCAACACCCAAGTGCCTGGCTAACTTTGCCGCAGACTGGTGCTTTTCCCACAAAGCAATAAATTCATCGTCTGTGCAAGTTTGATTATGTGCGCCCATTTCAATCCTTTAAAAGTCGCTCAAGCAAATTAATCACTCTATGCTCTTGCTTATCTATATCGTCTTGTGAAGATTTAGGGTCTTGAGCCACAGCTAAAAGATCGTGCAGCATCACATGAAGCAACTCATGCAATGCTGTGCAATCAAGGGAATCAGGGGTTATTTTTTCAGAACCAAAGTCACCAAGGCGATAAGTCGCAAGCCTTGCGCTTTCATTGAACTCAACAGAAGCCATCGCCTGTTTAGCGGGCTTCAAACCTTTTTCGATTCGCCAATCACCAAGGTTAAGAATTGACTGCCATTTCTTTACACAAAGTGCAAAAAACTCAGCATCTTCTGGTGTTGGAACATTAGACATTTCAACACCTTAGTAAATATTTGTGACGTTTTTATTTAAGAATACGGCCTAACACCAGACTTATCAATAATAAGTGCTTGCTTACGGGGTTTCATATCAGGGGTATTTGGGATGCTGATATGTGTCCAGCGGTCAAATTCACGAATAACTTGGTCATACGGCAAGTTTGACGCAATGACAGCCCGCACCACTTGGTCAGGTGTTAGTTCAGGAACTCGGAAGTCCACAGCAGCCCCAATCCTATGCTGAGAACTGTCACGACTACCCACTCCATCATTTGTTTTTTTACTGCGAAAACCCGATGAAACAATGATCGGTTTTCCTCCAAGGGCTTGTTTAACATCTTCGAGGAATTCTGCGAGTCTTTTAAGGTTTTCAAGTTCATGGTCATTAGGTGTGTTATCCCATCCATTGCGCTCTGCAATTTCTGAAAATGTCAGTTCTTCTAAAGAAAAATGTTCAGTTAACTTCACTTTTTATTCCTTATATCAGCGAGCTTCTCTACTGTTCTACCCCCGAAATATGCGAGGAACACTATCTGGCCCCACGAGCCTAGCAAATTTACATAGCTCTCTTGTGCGTTATATCCAAATGCGCTCATGGCGGTAAAGAGAAAATAGGCCATGAAGATGGCTATAAGAGCCATAGGGCGAATATTTTTAGATAACCAAGAGTCGGACACCATATCCGATTTCCAACGCTCTGTAATGGCCGTTTGCTCGGTCTTATATAATTCGGTTTCGTTGGCCATTTTTGCCAACTCGCCATCTTGGGCTAACTTAGTTAACTCTAATTGCGCTTTGGCCTTTTGCTCAGGGTCAGGCAATACCTTGTCCAAAATTTTGCCGCCAATATTTAAAAGTGCATCTAATGCAATCATTTTTTATCCTTTGTCCAAACTGAAATTAGGTTGTGTAGGAATGACACGACAAAAATAAACAAAGCACCGATTGTCATGCCAATCAACATATCAATCATTTTTCATCCTGATTTTGTGAAAGTTTAACGCCCGCTAAAAGGCCGATAAAGCCACCAATGATGGTTTGAAAAGCAGGGTGCAACATGGCAAAGATTTCAGCGTTATCCACTTCTTTAGCCCATAGGCCGAGCAGAAAAGCTGTAACCATTCCAAGGATGCAAAGGCAAAGCGTTGCGCTCACCATAAATGTCACCCAAAATGTCAATTTGTTTCTTGAATCTTCCATTTTGTCCTCATACAAATATTGCAAATCGTCGGTGATTGTTGATATTCTCTAACGAAATCGTATTTTCACTAGCTCTTTTGTTGTAAAGCTCAACATCTAATTCTTGGGTTTTGATGGCCAACTTTTTACATTCCACGGCTTCTTTGTATTGCTCTAGTTTCTTTTCCATCGCCTTGTCAAACGCAACCATTCTTGCGTTATAGGTTGGCTGAACCATTGGATACCATTTGTCTAGGGTTATCATTTTTTTTCCCTCTCAACAGCTTTAGCGTAGTAAAACAAAACTTTGCTTCTTAATTCCCCACTATCTGCCGTCC